GACACAGGAATAGAACAACAATTAAGTACTCAGTATTTAAAACTTCATGGAAATGCTCTCAAATGATTAGTAGGATATATAGAATCCTATTAGGTGAGGAAGACTTACCCACTTCAGAGAGAAGTGTATTTTATAAGAATAAATCATATACAGATAAAGTTTACAATAAAGCTATAGATGATATGATAAAAGATAAAGACAGATAATGGGATTTAAACTAGGTAAAAATAGAGGGCTTGAAGCTACTGGTGGTGAAATCAAAACAAAAATGCGTTTTGGTAAGCAAGCTGGTGATGTTGGTTCTGTACCTGGAACGCCTGTTATTAGAGTACCATTAGAAGAAGGAGTTATGGGTGAAGCAAATATGGATGGTACTATATATATAAACAAAAATATAATACCTGGTAGTCAAGAAGACAGACAGGTAATAAATCATGAAATGAGACATGCTACCGATATGAAGTTAGGTAAATTGGCTTATGATGATAATAGTATAACTTACAATGGTGAAGAGTTTCCTAGGATGGATATAAATGGTGTAGACTCTATATTAGTAGATGGAGAATGGAAGGAAGCTGGAGACACTGGTTTTCCTTGGGAAAATGATGCAAATAACGGAAACGAATAATATGTGGAGTTTATTTAAAGATAAAAATGAAATTAACGAAAAGAACGTAGTAGGATTTATATCATTTATAGTAATGGTATTGTTTGCTATAGCAGATCTTGTAACTAGTTTTATATTTATAGATGGAGAGTTGGTTATTAACGAAGTAATATACAATTCATTTGTATGGGTAACACTAGGGTGTTTTGGTATTAGCTCTTTTGAAAAAGTAAAAGGAAAGTAATGAAAAAGTGCAAGAAGTGTAAACGATTTAAAAAGAACTGCAAATGTTAGGTAAATTATTTTCAGGTGGAGCTGCTGATTTAGTAAAGAGCGTAGGTGGAGTAATAGATAACCTACATACATCTAAAGAAGAAAAACTTGCTGCTGAGCTTAAAATCAAGCAACTTATAAGTGATTATGAAGTAGAGATGGAGAAAAATATAACTTCTCGTTGGGAAGCAGATTTAAAATCAGACTCATGGCTTAGCAAGAATGTTAGGCCAATGGTCTTAATATTTTTAATAGTATGCACCATGCTATTAATATTCATTGATGCTGGTGCTTTAAAATTTAACGTAAAAGACTCTTATGTAGATCTTTTACAATTAGTATTAATAACAGTGATCGGCGCTTACTTTGGCGGTAGATCATTAGAAAAAGTAAAAAAATAAAATTATGGGAAAATTTTTTAATGTAGATGTAATTCCAGATTGTATTGCTGGAGATATTTCTGACAATCCAGGGAGTAGTGATATACAAGGTGGGGATGTTATATTTGGTTGGACGGCAGTAGACGTTCCAAAAGGATCTTGCATGTTAAGAAGTATTGTGGCCACTGTAAATGGTGAAGACGGAGCGATTGCTGGATCTTTAACTGATCTTGAATTGCTATTCGCAAAATCAATAGATGGTGTTGCGCCGCCTTCTATAGGCACCATTGGTCAAGCGCCAGCTTGTAGTGGAAGTAACAATTGGGCACGAAATTTAGTCGCTGCTTATAGATTAGAACAAGAAGCTGGAAAAGGTACATTGGCTAAAACGCCGTTTAGAGTTGTTTACACTGGAGGTGGCGGAGGTGCTGATAGTAATCTTGGGTGGAGTGGCACCGTAATAGATTTAGGTCCTGACAACGGTACAAACGTTGGTTATGATAGATTATATATAGCTGGAATCCAGGTAAACGCAAGAAACTATGGAACAGGTGTTTTAGTTAACGGAGCAATAACGTCTGATACAGCAACAAGCATTACTGTTGACGGCACCGATGTTAGAAAGGTGTTCTGTGTAGGTGATGAGGTATACATACAATCTGTTGATACGGCTTTAGGAACAATTAAATCTATGACGCATGATGGTACGGATGGTACTATAGTGTTAAACGCTGCCATTGCAGGTGGTACAGATTTAACAAACAACCACGAATTATTAAACGCAAATCCATGGAGATTTAAACTTGGATTCGAAAGATAAAAAAAATTAAATTAACTTAAATTAAATAAAATGGCAACAACAAAAGTAAAGGGTACAAGTAAAAAAATTAAAGAACTTAAAGGTATTAAACCTGAGAAAATAACTGCAGAGCAGTTAAAGAAAGTTCAAGACACAGTAAACAACTTAAACAGATCTCAATTAGAGATTGGTTCAATAGAATTAAAAAAGCATGAGATGATGCATCAAATTGCTGGGTTAAAAGATGAATTAACTTTATTACAGAGTGAGTTTGAAAAAGACTACGGTACTTTTGATATTAACATTCAAGACGGTACAATAAATTACGGAGACGATGTCAAAGCTGATTCGTAAGATAAGTATCGGTAAAGACTATAAGAATGACGCTATGCACTATGCCGTGGGGCAAGAAGTGTATGGTGGTCATACTATATGTGATATTATAGAGGAAGACGATAAGTTTTCTGTCTATATTAAAAAAAATAAAGACGTATTACCTTGGAAAGATTTTAACAAGAACATGGCTGTATCTGTAGAATATAATCTACAATACTAATGAAAAGCGTTTACAACTTTGTTGTAAAGCCAAAAGGAAAAAGATATAACAATACTAAAAAGCTACATGGCGGAGAGTTAATTCTTAACACAGAGATTTTCAATCATCAGCACGTTAATAGAGAAGCTATTGTAATATCAACTCCGATTATTGGTGATACAGATATAAAACCAGGAGATACAGTTGTAGTACATCACAACGTGTTTCGTAGATGGCACAACGTAAAAGGTGTTGAAAAGAATAGTAAAGCGTATTTCGATGAAGATACTTACTTTATAAACCATGATCAAATCTTTTTATATAAAAGAAATGATAAGTGGATAGCTCCAAAAGGATATTGCTTTGTAATACCCTTAAAAGCTACAGACCAATTTAACATTGAATCTGAAAAACCTTTACAAGGTATTGTTAAATATTCAGACGGTACAGTTAAAGTTGGTGATCTAGTTGGTTATAGACCAAATAGTGAATATGAGTTTATCGTTGATGGCGAGAGACTATTTCGAGTTTTATCTAATTTTATTACAATCAAATATGAACATCAAGGAAACGAAGAAGAGTATAATCCAAGCTGGGCAAAAAGCAGTTGAAGAGCTGATTAAGGTAGCTAAGGAAGCAATCGTTGATTCAGACGACGATATATCAGCAGATAGACTTAAGAATGCCGCGGCTACTAAAAAACTAGCTATATTTGACGCATTTGAGATACTTAACAGAATTGAAGAAGAAGAAAACTTGCTTGAGGGTAAAACACCTGAAAAGACAAAGGAAAAAACTTTTAAAGGATTCGCAGAAAGTAGATCTAAATAATGTACGAGCAAAGTTTAGTTAAAACAGTTGAGCCAGTTAAGAAAACCACTATAAGTAGACTTAACAAAGGTAAGAAATGGAAATACGGTTACGATAAAGAACACGATATTATAGTGTTATCTCACAGCGGGCAGATAGGTGAGATAATAGAAATACAAGGACTAGTTATTGCGCTACCAAAAGCTCCTAAAGAAGTATACAAAGATCCGAAGAACAAATGGGTGAAATTCGAGTATCCCAAGGAGTTGCAGAGAATTAAAAATATATTCGATTGGAGAAACTATCCGGAAAGCAGTAAAGAAAAATGGTACGATTATATAGATGAGGAGTTCAGAAGAAGGGAAGAGGGATTCTGGTTCACAAATAATGGTAAACCAACCTGGATAACAGGTACGCAGTACATGTACTTACAATGGAGTAAAATTGACGTAGGTGCTCCAGATTTTAGAGAGGCAAACAGATTGTTTTATATATTCTGGGAAGCTTGTAAGGCAGATAAAAGATGTTACGGAATGTGCTACCTTAAAAATAGACGTTCTGGATTTTCTTTTATGTCATCAGCAGAAACAGTTAATTTAGCCACTCTTGCAAGTGATAGTAGATTTGGTATACTATCTAAAACTGGTAGTGATGCTAAAAAAATGTTTACTGATAAAGTAGTGCCAATATCAATCAACTACCCTTTCTTTTTTAAACCTATTCAAGATGGTATGGATAGACCAAAGTCAGAGTTAGCATATAGAGTACCTGCTAGTAAGTTTACAAGAAAAAAAATAACTTCAAACGAAAAGCTTGAAGATATTAAAGGTTTAGATACAACGATTGACTGGAAAAACACTGGAGACAATAGCTATGATGGTGAGAAACTAGCTTTATTAGTTCATGATGAATCTGGTAAATGGGAGAGACCCGATAATATTTTAAATAACTGGAGGGTTACAAAAACATGTTTACGATTAGGTAGTAGGATTATTGGTAAATGTATGATGGGCTCAACTTCAAATGCTTTAGATAAAGGTGGAGAAAACTTTAAAAAATTATACAATGCCTCAGATGTCACGAAGCGAAATAGAAATGGTCAGACAAAGTCTGGCTTATACTCTCTTTTTATCCCAATGGAATGGAACTATGAAGGATTTATTGATGAGTATGGAATTCCAGTCTTTACTAACCCTGATATCGACAGATTTGCACCAGACGGTGAACTAATAGATATAGGTGTAATAGATAGTTGGCAAAATGAAGCTGATGGTTTAAAAGATGATCAAGATGCTTTAAACGAATTTTACCGTCAGTTTCCAAGAACCGAAGAGCACGCATTTAGAGATGAGACTAAAAATTCTATTTTTAATCTTGTTAAATTATACGAGCAGATAGACTACAACGAAGAGATGTCTAGAACTTTAGGAATTACAACAGGTAATTTTCAATGGGTTAATGGAATTAAAGATTCACAAGTAATATTTTATCCAGATCCAAAAGGTAGATTTAAAGTTAGTTGGGTTCCACCTCAACAACTACAAAACAGAGTAATACTTAAAAACGGTGTTAAATACCCAGGTAACGAGCATATGGGTGCTTTTGGTTGTGATAGTTACGATATATCAGGAACTGTAGATGGACAAGGGTCAAAAGGAGCTTTACACGGCTTAACTAGGTTTAGCATGGAAGACGCTCCAGCAAACAGTTTCTTTTTAGAATACCTATCAAGACCACCAACAGCAGAAATATTCTTTGAGGACGTTCTAATGGCTTTAGTATTTTACGGGATGCCTATACTTGCAGAGAACAATAAACCTAGATTATTGTACTATTTAAGAAGAAGAGGATATAGAGGTTTTTCTATGAATAGACCTGATAAGGTTTGGAATAAATTATCTGTTGCAGAAAAAGAAGTTGGTGGTATACCCAACTCTTCAGAAGATATTAAACAAGCTCACGCGGCTGCAATTGAGATGTATATACAAGATCACGTTGGAATGAAACAAGATGGAACGTTTGGTGATTTGTATTTCAATGAATTATTAAACGATTGGGCTAAGTTTGATATAAATAAAAGAACAAAGTTTGATGCGTCTATAAGTTCTGGTTTAGCTATCATGGCTAACAATAGACATTTATACGCACCAAACGCGAAGGTTGAAAAACAACCACTAAATATAAACATTTCCAAGTATAGTAATACTGGAACTAATTCACAAATAATCAAATAATAAATATGGCAGAGTCTGGCATTAAAAGTTATTTCCCGAGTCAAACAGTTAGTGATGCTGAGAAGTTAAGCTATGATTATGGTTTGAAAGTAGGTAAAGCGATAGAGCAAGAGTGGTTTAACGACGACAGAAACATGGGTAGATATAGATCTAATCATGCTGATTTTCATAATTTAAGATTGTATGCTAGAGGCGAGCAGTCTATTCAAAAGTATAAGGATGAGTTATCTATAAACGGTGATTTGTCCTATTTAAATTTAGACTGGAAACCAGTTCCTATTATTTCTAAGTTTGTAGATATAGTTGTTAATGGTATGGCTGAAAGAACATACGATATAAAAGCTTATTCTCAAGACCCACATGGTTTAAAAGAAAGAACTGATCACGCGGAAGCTTTGTTATCTGATATTAAGATGAAAAAGTTTAACGCTTTAACAGCTTCTTTTGGAATGGACACTACAAGAAGCAACGAGGTTAATCTACCAGAAACTCCAGAAGAAGTAGAGCTTCACATGCAGCTAAACTATAAGCAAGCAGTTGAAATAGCTCAAGAACAAGCTTTAAATGTTTTGTTTGAAGGAAACAATTACGAACTAATAAAGAAAAGGTTTTATTACGATTTAGCTGTTCTTGGTATAGGTGCTGTAAAAACTTCTTTTAACACTTCTGAAGGCGTTACTATAGATTATGTTGATCCAGCTAACTTGGTGTACTCATATACAGATTCACCGTATTTTGAAGATATATATTACGTTGGTGAAGTTAAAACAATACCTGTAAATGAATTAGCAAAACAATTTCCTCATTTATCTGAAAGTGACTTAGAAGATATAATGAAAAATAAGTCTTATCACAGATCTAACTATAACTCTAGACACAATTACGACAAAGAAGACAATAACACTATTCAGGTTTTATACTTTAACTACAAAACTTATATGAACGAAGTTTACAAAGTTAAAGAAATGGCCACGGGTGCTGAAAAAATAATACCAAAAGATGATTCTTTTAATCCTCCACAAGAAAAAGAAGGTGGATATAGCAGGGTGTTAAAGTCTATTGAATGTCTTTACGAGGGAGCTATAATTCTTGGTACTGATAAATTGCTTAAATGGGAGATGGCTAAAAACATGATGCGTCCTAAAAGTAATTATACTAAAGTAAAAATGAATTACTCTATTGTTGCGCCTAGAATGTATAATGGCAAAATAGATTCGTTAGTAAAACGTGTAACTGGTTTTGCGGATATGATTCAATTAACACACTTAAAGCTACAGCAAGTAATGTCTCGTATGGTTCCAGATGGTGTTTATTTAGACGCTGATGGTTTAGCTGAAGTTGATTTAGGTAACGGAACTAACTACAACCCACAGGAAGCTTTAAACATGTTTTTCCAAACAGGTTCTGTTATTGGTAGAAGTTTTACAAGTGAAGGCGACATGAATCCAGGTAAAGTACCTATTCAAGAAATTACATCAGGTTCTGGTGGAAACAAAATGCAAGCTCTTATTGGTAATTACAATTATTATTTGCAAATGATAAGAGATGTAACCGGTCTTAACGAGGCTAGAGATGGAGGCATGCCAGATAAAAACGCTTTAGTAGGTGTTCAAAAGTTAGCAGCAGCAAACTCAAATACAGCAACTAGACATATATTACAAGCAGGTTTATATTTAACAGCTGAAACTGCAGAGTGTTTATCGCTTAGAATATCTGATATTATAGAGTACTCTCCAACTAAAGAAGCTTTTATACAATCAATAGGAGGTAGAAACTTATCTACCTTAGAAGAACTTAGTGAAATGCACTTATATGATTTTGGAATATTCTTAGATTTAATGCCTGATGAAGAAGAGAAAATGATGTTAGAAAATAACATACAAGCTGCACTACAGCAAGGTGGTATAGAGTTGGAAGATGCTATTGATCTTAGAGAAATTAAAAACATAAAACTAGCAAATCAACTTCTAAAAATAAGAAGATCTAAAAAGGAAGAAAAAGATAGGCAACTTCAATTAGAAAATATTCAAGCTCAATCAGAATCTAACACAAAAGCCGCTCAAGCCGCGGCTCAAGCTGAGATACAAAAAACTCAAGCTTTAGACCAAAGTAAAGCTCAGTTAGAGCAAATGAAAGCTGAGTTAGAGACCGTTAAGATGCAAAAAGAAGTTGAGATGAAAAAAGAACTTATGGCTTTAGAATTTCAATACAACATGCAGCTTAAAGGAGTTGAGGTTAGCGGGATGAAAGATAGAGAAAAACAAAAAGAAGATCGTAAAGACGAAAGAACAAAGATACAAGCAACACAGCAATCAGAGATGATTGAGCAAAGAAATAGTGGAAAACCACCTAAAAACTTTGAGTCCGCAGGTAATGATATACTAGGTGGAGGATTTGATTTAGGTTCGTTTGATCCTAGTTAAAATTATTAATTATTATTATATTATATTATGGAAGAAGAAAAAGAAAACGTAGTCGAAGAGACTACTCAAGAAAATGTTACAAAAGTTGAAGTTAAAGAAACTCAACAAGACGATAACGTTACAAAAGTAAACTTAGACAAACCAATAATACCCGAAGAAAATGAAACTAAAGAAGATAACGCTAACGACAGCGGAGTGGTTGCAAGCCTTGAAGATGCCGAGCCCACACAAGAACAAGAAGAAGTACAACCGGAAACTGAAACACAAGAAACTCCAGTATTAGAAGAAATTACTGAAGAAGAAGTTGAAGAAGTTGAAGAGCAGGTTGAAGAAGCTATAGCAGAAGCTGAGGCTACTGGAAAACCATTACCAGAAAATATCCAAAAGTTAATGGACTTTATGGAAGAGACTGGTGGAGATTTAAGTGATTATGTTAAGCTTAATCAAGATTATTCAAAATTAGATGATCAAAATCTATTATACGAATACTACAAGCAAACAAAACCTCATTTAAATAACGAAGAAATTAACTTCCTTATGGAAGACACATTCTCTTACGACGAAGACGTAGATGACGAAAGAGATATACGTAGAAAAAAATTAGCGCTTAAAGAGCAAGTTGCCAGCGCTAAAAGCCACCTAGACGGGCAAAAGTCTAAATACTATGACGAGATCAAAGCTGGAAGTAAGCTCACAACTGAGCAACAAAAAGCTGTAGATTTTTTTAATAGGTACAACAAGGAGTCAGAAGCAACTCAAAAAACAGTTAAAAAGAACTCTGATATTTTTACGCAGAAAACAAATAATGTTTTCAACGACAAGTTCAAAGGTTTTGAATATAACGTCGGTGATAAGAAATACAGGTTTAATGTAAACAATGCTGAAGAGGTTAAAAATACTCAAAGCGATATAAGCAATTTCACCAAAAAGTTTTTGGATAAGAACTCTGCTTTAAAAGACGCTAAGGGTTATCATAAATCTCTGTACACAGCAATGAACGCTGACGCTGTTGCAAAACACTTTTACGAACAAGGAAAAGCAGATGCTATGAAAAATAGTATTGCTAAAGCCAAAAACGTTGATATGAACCCAAGGCAAAGTCATGGAAAAATTGAAGCAGGTGGTATGACAGTAAAAGTTTTAGGTGATAGTTCTTCTGATTTTAAGTTTAAAATTAAAAACAAATAACAATTTAAAAATTTAAAATTATGGCAATTACAAATCCTGGTGGTTTGTTGAATAGCGTTCCAGCTTCAATAAAGCAAACGTTACAAACTAACTACTTAGACTTAGCGTCTACAACTGGACAAGGTTGGGCGCAACAATACGTACCAGATCTAATGGAAAAAGAAGCTGAAGTTTTCGGACCGAGAACTATTTCAGGTTTTTTAAATCAAGTTGGAGCTGAAGAAGCGATGACTGCTGACCAAGTTGTTTGGTCTGAGCAAGGTCGTTTACACTTATCTTATTTAGGACATGTTCACTCTACTGCTGGTGGTGCTGACTCTGTTTCTCAATTAGATATTATTTCTGATATTGATGGTAACACTGATGTAGCGTCTGGTAACCACGGTATTAGAGTTAATGATACTGTTATTATTTCTGATCCTACTAACGGAGTTAAAAAAGGTTTAGTAGTAACAGTAGCAACAGATAGAATTGACGTAGCTATTTATGGTGCTGCAGCTTTATCAGGTACAACTACTGGTAGTGCAACAACTATATTAGTTTATGGTTCTGAGTTTCCAAAAGCTTCAAAGTACTTTACAGCTGCTGGTACAGCTACTGCTGATGGTAGAGGAGCTAACGAGCCTTCTTTCAAAACATTTAACAACAAACCAATTATAATGAAAGACTACTACGAGGTATCAGGTTCTGATGCGTCTAGAATTGGTTGGGTTGAAGTTTCTTCTGAAGGTGGTGCTTCTGGTTACTTATGGTACTTAAAAGCTGAAGCTGATACAAGAGCTAGATTTACTGACTATATTGAAATGGCAATGTTAGAAGCTGAAAAAGGTGGTATTGGTAATGACCTTACTGAAGAAGCTGGTGTTATGAGCGATGGTAACGTTACTGCTAACGACACTACTAAAAACACAGGTACTGAAGGTTTATTCGCCGCTATTGAATCAAGAGGTAATGTTACTACTGGTGTTACTGGTGTTAATGCTGCTACTGATTTAGCTGAGTTCGATGCTATCTTAGCTGAGTTTGATAAGCAAGGTGCTATTGAAGAAAACATGATGTTTGTAAACAGAGCTACTTCGTTAGCAATGGATGACATGTTAGCTTCTATGAATTCTTACGGAGCTGGTGGTACTTCTTACGGAGTATTTGACAACTCTGAAGATATGGCGTTAAACTTAGGTTTCTCTGGTTTCAGAAGAGGTTCTTACGACTTTTACAAGTCTGACTTTAGATACTTAAATGACAAAGCTACTAGAGGTGGTATTAACTTAACTGCTGGCGCTAACGCTATTAGAGGGGTTATAATACCAGCTGGTACTTCTTCTGTTTACGATCAAACTGTTGGAGCTAGTATGAAGCGTCCTTTTTTACACGTAAGATATAGAGCTTCACAAACTGATGACCGAAGAATGAAAACTTGGGTTACTGGTTCTGTTGGAGCTGCTACGTCTGCTTTAGACGCAATGCAACTACACTTTTTATCAGAAAGATGTTTAATTACTCAAGGTGCTAACAATTTCATGTTAATGAAATAAGCACTTATTATATTAAAGACCGGGGCTTCGGCCTCGGCCTTTTATTTTATTAATTTTATTATATATTATATTATGGCAAAGAAAAAAGAAACAAAAAAAGAGGTAGAGGTACCTGTTGTTGAAACACCAGTTGTTGAAACACCAAAACCTAAAAAAGTTAAAAATAAAAAACCTGAATGGGAAATAAGAGATAGAGTGTATAAGCTAAAAGGAAGAATGAGGCCTTTGAGTTACATGTTAAAAACATCTAACGTTTATTATTTTGATGCTGAAAAAGGTTATGAAAGAGAACTTAAGTATTGTCAAAATCAAAGAACTCCATTTGTAGATGAAATGGTAGGAGACCAAAGACTAGAGCACGTTATATTTAGAAGTGGTAATTTATTTGTTGAAAAAGAAAAAACCACGTTACAAAAACTGCTTTCTTTATATCACCCGCACAGAGAAAATATATATGAAGAGCACAACCCTGTTGCTATAGCTGAAGATCAAATTGAATGGTTAGAATTAGAAGCAGACGCAATACTAGCAGCTAGAGAAATGGACGTGGATATGGCAGAAGCTATATTGCGTGTAGAAAAAGGCTCAGAAGTGTCTAACATGAGTTCTAAAGAACTTAAAAGAGATTTACTAGTGTTTGCTAGAAAAAACCCTGCTTTGTTATTAGAATTAGCTTCTGATGATAATGTTCAACTTAGAAATTTTGGAATTAAAGCTACTGAGCTTGGAATTATAAAGTTATCTACTGATCAAAGAAACTTTTTATGGGGATCAAATAACAGACCTATAATGACAGTTCCATTTGACGAGCACCCGTACACTGCTTTAGCGCATTGGTTTAAAACTGACGAAGGAATGGAGATTTACTCCAATATTGAAAAAAGATTAAATTAATCTAACTGTAGATGCGGTCGCTCTACGGGGCGATCGTAAACTACAAATTAAAAAGAAATTATGGTAAGTATAGATAGAGTATATCAAAAAGTTTTAGCGCTAGCTAACAAAGAACAAAGAGGCTATATAACACCTCAAGAGTTTAATCTATTTGCCGACCACGCTCAAATGGAAATATTTGAGCAATATTTTTATGACATAAGTCAATTAATGAGAACTCCCGGTAACAATACCGTGTATTCTGATCCAATGGATATTATAGAAGATAAAATAGCTGCTTTTGAATTTTGGGCCGTTCAAGATAACACCCATGTATCTAATATCTTTGGCGATATAAACTTAGCACAATTTGCAGATCTTTATAGGGTGACTGAGGTTATGGTTGACTATAGAAATAACCATGAAAGCTCTACTTGTGAAGAAGTAACTTTAAAAGAGTTTAGAAAATATTCTGAAAGCCCATTAACAAAACACACTACAAAAAGGCCTGTTTTTATGCATTACAATCATGGTTTTGATAGAATTAAAGTTTATCCTCCCCCACCAAACACAGGTGATGTTACCAATAGTCTGGTAACAAACGGAGATCCTGTAAGGATTAGTTATACAAAAAGGCCAATAAGTCCAAACTGGGGTTATGTAGTTGTAAATAATAAACCGCTATATAATTCAACTAGCTCTATAGACTTTGAGTTACACGCTTCAGAGGAGGCGGAGTTGGTGCATAGAATATTATTATTAGCTGGAGTTGCAATTGAAAAACCACAATTAACACAAATAGCAACTGGACTTCAAAGCGCTCAAGTTCAACAAGAAAAACAATAAATAAATGGGATTATTAAGCACTACAAATAAAGACTACTATCAAGGCAATAACCTTGGAAATTATCAATTTACATCTTTAGATGATATTATAACTCAATTTCAAATAGCTTATGTTGGTGAAGGTAAAATTATTCAAAAAGTTAAAAGAGCTGATATTGCGTTTCACGCACAAAGAGGATTACAAGAATTTTCTTTTGACACGTTTAAATCATGCAAGTCTCAGCAAATAGATTTACCACCAACCTTAGTCATGCCGCTTCCTCACGATTATGTAAATTACACGAAACTATCCTGGGTAGATTCAGCAGGTATAAAACACCCGCTGTACCACACAAGTGATACTTCTAATCCATTTCAAATAATGCAAGAGGATACTGGTGAGTATTCTTTTCCTGAAGATTTAGAACTAGTTATAAATGGTGATTTTTCAGACGCTACCCTTGGTCAAGCAAAACCAGCACCACCTTGGTATATAAACAATATTCCAAGGCGATTTACTGGGGGTAACGTTGTATCCTACGCGGATTATAATATAATTAGCGGAGTCTTGGAGTTTTCTCATAGAACTAGAACTAGTCACGGCGACCCTAGTGGTTGGGGTCATGCTATGGCCTGTTGGCAACAAATAGATGTTAGCGATCAAGATTACGTGGATATATCTGCAACTGGAACCGCCGCAGATATGACAAATGGCGCCGGGGTTTTAAGAGTTGGGTTAAGCACTAATCCAGGTGATTCAAATACCAGAAACTTAAACGACCAAACGTCCTCGTCTTCGGGTACTAATCATTTGCCAGGAATTTTTGATCTTGTAGACTCCAATGGTAATAGTAGTTATCTAGAGTGGAGATCAAGTGATGGTACAGCTGTATCAAAAGAGTTGCTTAAAATAGATGTTACAGCGCATAATCAAGTTTATATTTTAACAGTGTCTTATCAAGAATTTACAGGAATAAATTCAACACTTACACAAACCAACTCTGTGGATAACATATCTGTGACTAATAGCTACGCTAGCACAAAACTACAACCAGCAATTGGTCACGCGTCAGAGTCATCTACTTGGCAAGCCTACAAAGCTAATACTCCTTCTGAAAATCAAGACGATTATCAAGATGATACTTATTGGAAAATGAGTGGTAATAGATATGGATTAGATCCTCAACACGCTCAAGCTAATGGTTCTTTTTACATAGACTGTAGATTAGGAAAAATACATTTTAGCTCTAATATTAGCGGAAAAACTGTGATCTTAGATTATATAAGCGATACTCTTGGTACAGATGAAGAAATGCAAGTTCATAAATTCGCTGAAGAAGCAATGTATAAATATATAGCTTATGCAATTTTATCTACATCATCTCAACCAATACACCAACAGTTAGCGCCTAGGTTTAAAAAAGAAAGGTTTGCGGAGACTAGAAAGGCAAAATTAAGATTATCTAATATTAAATTAGAAGAATTAACTCAAATACTTAGAGGTAAATCTAAGCAAATAAAACACTAGTACATGCCAGAAATTAAGCATAATTTTACCGGTGGTAAGATGAATAAGGATCTTGACGAAAGACTTGTTCCAAATGGACAATACAGAGATGCCATGAATATACAAGTGTCAACTTCAGAAGACTCTGATGTTGGTACTGTTCAAAATATATTAGGTAATTCTTTG